AGATTTATTAAAAGATTTATTAAGAGATTTATTAAGAGATTTATTAAGAGATTTATTAAGAGATTTATTAAGAGATTTATTAAGAGATGTTAAAGAATTGTTAAAGAATTGTTAAAGAATTGTTAAAGAATTGTTTAAGAATTGTTTAAGAATTGTTAAAGATATTTATTAAGATATTTATTAAAAAATATATAAAGATTTCTTTTTGCATATCCTTATATGATTTATTAATGAAATGATAATGAAATGATAATGAAATATTACATATAACTATCATTAATTTCAAGAATATATTTATGATATTTATATCTATCAAATATAGATAGATTATTTATTCTTTGAAGTTTTTCATAATTTATGATTAAATTTGATTTATAAGATTGATATGATAATATATTCAAATCTTTTTTTATTTATATGAATAATTTTAAACTAATTTTTAATATTTTTTGTTTCATCAAACGCTTATTTATAATTTCGTTTTATTTTATTTTTTACATTTTGAAATTAAAAATTGATTTAAATCTAATTATCATTAAATCATTAAAAATGGAAGATAAATCAAGAGTAGGAAATAAATGGTTGGAAGAAGAAGATAATCAAATAAAGAAAGAATTGGAAGAATATAAATTAGATTACGAGCAAATTGCAAATAAACATAAAAGAAATGTTGCTGGAATTAAAGCACGAATAATAAGTCATATCATATATCCTAAATATTTGAATGAAAATATTGATTTGGAAACTTTATCAAATTATTATTGTATTGATATAAATATTATTAAGAAAATGATTGCTAAAATTGAAATGAAACCTAATAATAATAAGGAAATGAAGAAATTAATAGAGGAATGAAAGAAATGAATAATAAATTAGATATTATTATTGATTTAATTAAAAAATTAGTTAAAGAATAATAGGATGAAATATAAGGATATTATTATTATAGGTGGAGGGGTTGCTGGATTAGCATTTGCGAATGAAACGATTAAGAAAAATCCGGAGACAAGGATTAGGATATATGAAAGAGATAATCAAATTGGAGGATGTCATAAGGTAGATAGGAAATTATATAAAGATGAATATTATTTTTGCGAACACGCTCCACGGATTTATATAAATAATTATGTGAATTTTATTCATCTTCTTAAATCTATGAATATGGATTTTTCGAAATTATTTGTGAAATATAAATATAATTTCTTCGATATTTCTAATAAAATCATTCTTGATAATATATTCAGTTTTTATGAATTATCTATTATAACTCGTGATTTCCTCTTCACAATCTTCTCTTATGACTATGGAACAAATATTAGTATGGATGATTATATGAAATTTAATGAATTTTCACCAAAAGCGATGAGTGCTGTTGATGCCTTTTGTCGTAGTTTTGATGGTGGCGATAGTTCTCGAATTTCCTTAAATCAATTCATATCAGTAAGTATCCAATCTCTTTTTTATAATATATATCTTCCACGAGTTCCTAATGATGAGGGATTATTTAAAGGATGGTCTAATTATTTAAAGGCGAATAAAGTTGAAATCGTTCTTAATAAAGGAGTTAAGGAATTAAAAACGGAAGATAAGAAGATTAAATCAATTATTTTAGAAACAGGTGAAGAGATTAAAGGAGATTTGTTTATAATTGCGATGCCTCCAATAAATTTCTTAAAAATCCTTAAAAATAATGAAGAGACAAAGGAAGCATTTGGAGATTTGAGGAGATTAGAAGATTTCACGAATAAAACTAAATATAATGATTATATTTCTATGACTTTTTTCTGGGATTTTGATATGAATTTGGAAGATGATAAATTTGGAGTTTTAGAAACCGAATGGAATTTATCAATTATGATTATGAGTAATTATATGAAATTTAAGGAAAGTAAAGCGAAGATTGTTATGAGTATTGCTATTGTTTTAACGGATGTTAAGAATTCCTTATTAAATAAAACGGCGAATGAATGTAATGAAAAAGAATTGATAGATAGTGTATATCATCAATTATTAACAAAATTTAAAAATATTCCAGAACCTACTCTATATTTCATTCATAATTATTATGATAAAGATTTGAAGAAATGGAAATCAAATAATTCAGCATTTATTAAAATTCCTCATATTGATTATTTGGATTTTAAAAGTATGAAATTTAAAAATTTATATAATCTTGGAACTCATAATGGAAAACATAAAAATTCTTTCACTTCTATCGAAAGTGCCATAAGCAATTCCCTCAAATTATCAAATATCATCTTTCAAGAAAAAACCAAAATTAAAAGATGTTTTGATTTAAGAGATTTAACAATCATCATCATCGCCTTCATCATCTCCATCCTTTTATTCCTCAAATTTAGAAAAAGGATTTAAGAATAAACAATTTTAAATCCTTAAATACTTTTGAAAAGATGGAATTATTTCAATATTTTTTATTCTTTCATAAAAACAATAATGGAAGAGGAAAATAAAGAAGTTGATAATAATAAGAAGGAAATGATTAATAGTCCAAATGAAGAAAGTCCTAAAAATGAACCAAAAAAAGAAGATATTTTTATAAATATTCCTATAAGAACTTCGAGTTATGAATATGTGAATGAATATGTGAATGAGGCGAATAATACGAATGATGATATTCGTGCGGATTTGGTGAATATTCAAATGAATATAAGTGAAGAAGTGGCAAATGAAGAAAAGGCGGATAAACTTCTTGAATTGATTAAGAATAATAAAAAGAAGATTTCAAATAATTTATATATAATTTCTTGTAAATATGATATTATTTATTATAGATATAATTCAATTTCATTATCTCTCTTAATCATCTCGACGATAATAACTTTCATAGAGGCAATTCGACTAACCATCATTGATTATGATACACGATTTAAGGGATCCGAAATTAGTAAATATATATCACATGATACGATTTCAATAATAATCAACTGTTTTTCATTATCATTAAGCACGATTTTAACTATTTTAAGTTCAATTGCGAGATTTAAGAATTATAAGGAGAATATGGATAAATTAAAAGTCATTCACGATACATTATTTAATTATAAAAATCTTTATGAAAGAGAACGAGATTTGATAAATTATTATAAGATAAATAAGGAATTAAATAATGAAATTTTTAAGAAAATTCAAGATACAATCGAAGATTATAATAAGGAAATTAAGAGTATAAATATCTTCGAAAATATTAGAAACACGGATATAATCAAATTTAATAATATCAAAATTAATCACGATTTAAGACTTCATCAATTAGCATCAAAAAGAGAAATAGAATTATTGCGTATTAATAAATCTATGGAGAAAAAAAAAGAGGATATTAAAAATCCCAAACCTATTAATTGTTATGGATTTAATTAGAATAAGCAAGACCACCCATACCTGAAAGGATACGAAGGACATTATAATTCGTAGTGTATATATAAATATTACCATTAACCGAAGAACCAACGGAAAGAATAGCAGTATCAATACGAGACATATTAAGAGTGCCGGAGGGTTGATGTTCTTCTGGTTTAATAGCAAATGAATAAACATTTATACCCTTATGGAAAACATCAGGAGTATTTTCGTGATGTTGATAAGGTTGAACGAGAGAAAAATATTCGCCATTACGCTCGGCAAAACGATCATTTCCGTTAAGTTGAATTTTAGCAGTTGTTATGGGATTTTTACCAATATAAGTATTATTATCAGTATTGCGATCAGAGAAATTAGTCCAATAAAGTTTAGCATCACCTGTAGTTTGTGTAGGTTTAACATACCATACAAGTTCCTTACAAGGATGATTGAAATTCATACGAATTGATTTAGTAGATGAAATATTGCCTGTTATAGCATCGCTTCCTGTGAATTGAAGTTGTTCGATAAGATATTCGTGAGTAAGTTGAGCGAAACGACGGCGTTCATCAGTATCAAGGAAAATATAATCAACCCATAGAGAAACATCGCTTAAAGATACATTTGAAGGACTACCAGCAATTTCGCTATTATCTAATGAAGAAGATGTGATAGCAGTTCCATTTTTAGCGAGCATAGTAAAAGCACGATTAGAGAAATTTTTAGAATTATCAACTAAATTTGTTCGTTCTTCAAATTCGATATTAATTTTAACTTCGTGATATTGAAGGGCAATAAGAGGAAGTGCAAGACCTACATTTCGACAGAACCAGAATTCGAGAGGAACATTCACATAATAAGATTGTTTAGCTGCGAGATAGATGGAATGATTATATCTATCACCACCAACCATTAGATAATATCCATCACGCTTTCCTGCTGGGAGAGAAAGTTCATTCCATACATATAACCATTCGGCATAATGTTTATCTATACGCTGACCGCCAATTTCAAGTTCAATTGTTTTTAATAGTTTTAGTCCAAAATATGGAACTAGTGCAATTCCTTTATTCTCATCCGTAGCAGTAGTAGCTTCTTCATTAGTATTTGTGAATTTAGCTCGCAGATAGACACGATTGATTAAATCACCATTACGAGTTATTTGACAAGTTACACGAGAACCAAATCCAGCATTTCCATTAAAAGTTTGTTCTATTGCTTCAATAGCAAAATTAGTATGACGACGATAAGCAACTTTGAAAAAAGTAATTTGAGGATTACCAGTTAAATAAACATCTTGAGCTCCATAAGCGACAAGTTGAAGAAGACCACCACCCATTTATGCTATATTCTTTATACTATAATAGGAGAAAAAAAAAGAATAATTAGTTTATATTTAATTAGAATAGGCAAGACCACCCATTCCAGAAAGAATACGAAGAACATTATAATTCGTTGAATATACGAATAAAGTTGATTTAGAATATAAATATGTGTTTCCACCATCATACATACCTAATTGAAGCATAGCAGTATCAATACGAGACATATTAAGAGTGCCTGATGGTTGATGTTCCTCTGGTTTAAGAGAAAATGAATAAACATTTATACCAGCATTATTAGGAATATTTTCGTGATGTTGATAAGGTTGAACGACATTAAAATACATACCATCACGAGTAGCAAAACGGTCATTTCCATTTAATATTAATTTAGAACTGACAATAGGATTTGAAGGATATTTAAGTTCCGCATTATTTCCTGTAATACCATCATAACGAAGTTTAGAATTTATCAGTTCAGCAGTATTATCATCGGCATGAACTATACTATTAACTTTGGTAGTATAATTAAACCAATTATTAGAATTATTATCGCTATTGGTTACAAACCATATAAGTTCCTTACAAGGATGATTGAAATTTAGTTTAACCTTGGGATCTTTTGATGATACACTTTCTTCACCTGTGAATTGAAGTTGTTCGATAAGATATTCGTGAGTAAGTTGAGCGAAACGACGGCGTTCATCAGTATCAAGAAAAATATAATCAACCCATAGAGAAGCAGAGAAATCAATACCAGTACTTCCTGAACCTAAACATTTTGACTGATTTTCAAAATTGATATTAATCTTAACTTCGTGATATTGGAGAGCGATAAGAGGAAGAGCAAGACCTACATTTCGACAGAACCAGAATTCAAGAGGAACATAAAGAGTAGATTTTATAGTTCCAATAGTTCCACCATAAGCACCAACCATATCATTCCATCCACCTCGTTTGCTTACAGGAAGAGTTAATTCATTCCATATATACAACCAATGGGGATAGTGTCGATCTATACGCTGACCTCCAATCTCTAATTCCACATAATTAAGAACACGAAGACCAAAATATTTACAATAATTACCTGTTCCACTTAATTTTAGTTGAAGATAAACACGATTGATTAAATCACCATTTCGAGATATTTGACAAGTTACACGAGAACCATAACCAGCAGTTCCATTAAAAGTTTGTTCTATCGCTTCAATCGCGAAATTAGTATGGCGTTTATAAACACCTTTGAAGAAAGTAATTTGTGGATTACCAGTTAAATAAACATCTTGAGCTCCATAAGCGACAAGTTGAAGAAGACCACCACCCATTTATGCTATATTCTTTATACTATAATAGGAGAAAAAAAAAGAATAATTAGTTTATATTTAATTAGAATAGGCGAGACCACCCATTCCAGAAAGAATACGAAGAACATTATAATTAACAGCATATATATATACACTACCATCGACACTCGCATTATTTTCAACTGAAAGAACAGCAGTATCAATACGAGACATATTAAGAGTGCCTGATGGTTGATGTTCCTCTGGTTTAAGAGCAAATGAATAAACATTTATGCCACAATTACGAGGAATATTCGTATGATGTTGATAAGGTTGTACATAATTGAAATAAGTTCCTTCTCGTTCAGCAAAACGGTCATTTCCGTTTAGTTGAAGAAGACATTTACTAAACGGATTTACGGCACCTGGAAGGAAATCAGGTTCAACATTATAAACAATTTTAGTTATATATGCAGTTGCATTAGTATTATCAGGGTCACTATATTCGTGGATTGCTTTATTTAAAGCTTGTGATTCACCAATCATATCACTACCAGTATTAAAACTATTATTTGCTTTAATGGTGTAATTATACCACTGATTTGTATTAACAGAAGTAGAATATTTACCTACCCATATTAATTCCTTACAAGGATGATTGAAATTTAGTTTAACACGAGTATTCGATGATGCTTTTATCGCCTCACCGCCGGTGAATTGAAGTTGTTCGATGAGATACTCGTGGGAAAGTTGAGCGAATTTTCGGCGTTCATCAGTATCAAGGAAGATATAATCAACCCATAGATTAACATCACTTAAAGCAGGAACAGAAGTAACTTCTTCGGTATTACTAACATTTATTTTATATAAACAATTTTTAGATTGTTCAAATTCAATCTTGATTTTAACTTCGTGATATTGAAGAGCGATGAGAGGAAGAGCGAGACCAATATTGCGACAGAACCAGAATTCGAGAGGGATATATAGAGTAGCACCTGTCTTTGTTATATCTTTATCGGCACCAACCATAAATTCCCACGCAGAGCGTTTGCCTATTGGAAGAGAAAGTTCATTCCATATATATAACCAATCGGCATAATGTTTATCTATTTGTTGTCCGCCAATTTCAATAGAAACTGATTTGAGGAGACGAATACCAACATAATTCACATAATAATCACCTGCGGTTTGAAGTTGTGGAAGTGTAACTTGGAGATAAGCACGATGAATTAAATCACCATTTCGAGAGATTTGACAATAGATAGTATTACCATAACCGACGGCACCAGTAAAAGTTTGTTGTATCGCTTCCATAGCGAAATTGGTATGACGACGATAAACGACTTTGAAAAAAGTAATTTGAGGATTACCAGTTAAATAAACATCTTGAGCTCCATAAGCGACAAGTTGAAGAAGACCACCACCCATTTATGCTATATTCTTTATACTATAATAGGAGAAAAAAAAAGAATTGTTATTTATATAAACATATTTATAAACATTTATTATTAGATAAATGTTTAAGGATAAAACATCTAAAAAGCGTATTCATAATAATAAGGATTTATCAACTTTAGATGCGATGCATAATAAAGTTATAAATGATTTTTCCAATAAAATTGAAGAGGAAAGGGAACATTTAAAACGGATTAAGAATTTAGAAGATGTTATTAATGATATTAATAAACAAATCATTTATTATAATAAATCAAATGAGATAGGGGAATATGACGATTATTATAATGATTTATGGAGTAGTAATATTAAAATTAAGGAGGAAATAATCAAATTAAAAGAAAATATTAAGAATTTGAATAATTATAATGAGATCGAATATTATGAAAACACTAGTTATATCTTATTCAATTATTATGATATGATTGATAAACAATCCAATATAAAAACTTATAAATATAAAAATAAATCCATCATAGATTTATTCAATCCTACGCCAAATATCGAGAAAGAAGATGATAAGATAATCGAGAAGAGTTTTCTTGTAGATGAATATTTATCTATCACTAATAACAATCATATTAAAAAATGTTCCAGCGAAAATAAGGATATATGTAGGAATTGTTCGAATGATTTAATTTGTATTCAACAAGATGCCATTATGATTTGCGAAATATGTGGATTTCAGGAACCTCTTTTAATAGAACAAAATAGACCTATTTTAAAACAAAGCACAAAAGATACATCTCATTTCAGTTATAAGCGAATAAATCATTTTAGAGAATGGTGTAATCAAGTTCAAGGGAAAGAAAGCACCGACATTCCTAATGAAGTTTTTGAACAGATTTTAAGTGAGATTAAAAAAGAAAAGATAAATGACACGAAGAATATATCTTATAATAAAATGAGGGAGATTTTGAAACGATTACGGATTAATAAATATTACGAACATATTAATTATATAATTAATAGGATTAATGGAATACATACACCACAATTTTCACCAGAATTAGAAGAAAAATTATGTAATATGTTTAGGGACATTCAAGCACCTTTCCTCAAACATTGTCCAAAAGAACGCAAGAATTTCCTTTCATATAGTTATGTCCTTTATAAATTCTTCCAGATATTAGAATTGAATGAATATCTAAAATTCTTTCCACTTCTCAAAAGTCGTGAGAAATTATACGCCCAAGACCAAATTTGGAAAAAAATTTGTGAAGAATTAAATTATAAAATCATTCCCTCTTTATAATTTAAGCAGGGAAACCTACTAAACGGAAACCGGCACCTAGACCGACACCTTGACGAGCACCAGCAGAAATAGAAGGAGAAACTAAATCAAATACAGAGAAAATAGCAGCTGCCGTTAGAGCAATAATTGCAACTTCGCTTCCTGATAATTTATTCTTTGGTAGAACCCACGCTATTATAGCGACGGCAGTCGCCTCTATGAGATATTTAAGTAATTTAATAATCATTTCCCAAACATCGAAAGTATATTTTGCTTCCGCCATCATCTTTATTAATTAATAAAAAGAAAATAAAAAATAGATATAAGATTTTTATTATTTATTATTTATAGAATATGACAGAGGAAACAATTGTATCTACAAAAGAAGTTGATTATCTTGATGAGGATAAACCCATTCGCAATCAAAATTATTGTCTTCTATCCTTCATAAGTCCAGAAGATGTCCTTAAAAATAAAGAAGCATATTATTTCTCACGATTTTTAGATAATTTCTCAAAAGATATGAATACTCTTTTTGATAATCTTGCGAATAAATATCAAGATGATAAGGATATGATTAATGGAATTCGTGATAATCATTCTTATATCTTCAAAACAGAGGAAATGAACGAACAACTAAAATTCTTCAAAAATGCTAAATCAAGTGATATTGAAAATGATTTTCATCGTGAGAATAATTTCACCACCAGTATTCGTGGAATTAAGGTAAGAGGTGTTTTTGATACTATCGATGAAGCAAAAAATAGATGTGAATTCCTCAAAAAGATTGATAATAAATTTGATATTTATATCGGTCAAGTAGGTTGCTGGTGTCCTTTCTCTCCCAATCCTAATGATCTGGAAAATCAAGAATATAGCGAAACTCAACTAAATACCTTAATGAAAGAATATAAGAAAAATATGGATAGTAAAGATGAGATATTCGATAAACGACGAATTGACATCATCAATTCCTCCAAAAAAAATAACGATTTAGCAACAAATCTTCAAGAAGTCGATGCTTGGTCTGCTCGCAAATTAGAAGATGTCAAGGAGGATACGAAAGAAGATGTCAATGAGGATACGAAAGAGGATTGATAATCAATTATTTATTTTTATTAGTTAATATATATTAAAGAATTATTAAGGAATTATTAAAGAATTATTAAAGAATTATTAAGGAATTATTAAGGAATTATTAAGGAACTATTAAGGAATTATTAAGGAACTATTAAGGAATTATTAAAGAATTATTAAGGAATTATTAAGGAATTATTAAAGAATTATTAAAGAATTATTAAAGAATTATTAAGGAATTATTAAAGAATTATTAAGGAATTATTAAAGAATTATTAAAGAATTATTAAGGAATTATTAAGGAACTATTAAGGAATTATTAAAGAATTATTAAGGAATTATTAAAGAATTATTAAAGAATTATTAAGGAATTATTAAGGAACTATTAAGGAATTATTAAAGAATTATTAAAGAATTATTAAGGAATTATTAAAGAATTATTAAAGAATTATTAAAGAATTATTAAAGAATTATTAAAGAATTATTAAGGAATTATTAAAGAATTATTAAAGAATTATTAAGGAATTATTAAGGAACTATTAAGGAATTATTAAAGAATTATTAAGGAATTATTAAAGAATTATTAAGGAATTATTAAAGAATTATTAAAGAATTATTAAGGAATTATTAAGGAATTATTAAAGAATTATTAAAGAATTATTAAGGAATTATTAAGGAATTATTAAGGAATTATTAAAGAATTATTAAGGAATTATTAAGGAATTATTAAGGAATTATTAATGATAATGATAATGATAATGATAAGGAATTATTAATGATAATGATAATGATAAGGAATTATTAATGATAATGATAATGATAAGGAATTATTAATGATAATGATAATGATAATGATAAGGAATTATTAATGATAATGATAATGATAAGGAATTATTAATGATAATGATAAGGAATATGTTAATGATAAATGTTAATGATAAATGTTAATGAATTATAACATATTTAAATAAAATAGATAATAAATTTCCTAATATTTGCTTATGGTATTTTTATGGAGGATTTAAAGAAGAATATTTTCCATAAATCTTTTAATAATATCTACATTCTTTTCATTTTCTTTTTTCAACTTATCAATTATTTCTAAATTTGGTTTTAAATATCCATTTATTTTTTCTTGAATTTCAAAAGATGGAATTGGAATTTTTATTGATTTCAAATCATTTTCGCATATTGATTTTTGATTTTGTCCTATAAATTAAGATTATGTAATAAATAATGATATATATATAAATTTAATTCTTTTGTATTTCCTTGAAAATGTATAGTATTTTCACCTACATTATATTTTCCAATTCCATTCGTTTTATTTATTATCATTCCATATCCATCATATTTATATTCATCCAAATATAAATATCCTAATATAGAACAAAAATAAATTGGATATAACCCTTCCTTATTTCCTAATTTACTCTTAATCTTATTTCCTTTAATTATTTTACAAATCTCTCCTAATGTTTTGAATTCATTATTATTTATAATCAATTCGATATATAATTCATTTGTTTTTCTAATATCTTCAATTTTATTCTTATTATCTTCAATAATCTTATTCATTAAATCTAAATATTTAACAACCTTTTCCTGAATTTCTATCGATAATAAAGGAACTTTTAATAATTTAAATTTTTCAAGCTCTAATGATTTATTCGCACATCCTTTCAAATAATTTTCACTTAAATATTCTCTTATTGATTTCAAATAATAATAAACATATTTCTTATTTATCTCCACACCTTCCTTCAATTTACATAAAGACATAGTTGATATATAATCACATTTACCTTCATAAAAACTTATTACAAATTTTCTACCATTATCTATATTTCCTATAAATAAATTATCACCATCTATTTTCCAATCCTTAATCCTCTTATAATCCTTATTTTTTGAAGATGTAATCATTACACCATCACCATCTTCTTCAATTACTTTTGAACTTTGAATATTTCCTTTTATAATCTCAAATAATTCACCAAATTCTTTCATATTCAAATCTTTATTATAATTCATCTCTTCGATACATTCATATCTAAATTGATAATTTTCATTAAATTTTGATTTACCAATATATCTAACTTCATTTCCTTTGTTTATAATATCATAAAATTCCGTTTCATAATTATAATTATCATAATCGCCTTTTTGAAATAAGAGAAACTTTGTTTTTATTTTCGTATTTTCATATAATCCTTCCTTATCATTTATAATCTTCAATACACGAGCATTTTTTGAGGATATAATTACGAATTTTCTTAAATTGAAGATTATTTAATATTTTTCCATCAGGCAATACAATTCCACATATTCCACCTTCTTTCAATTTATAAATAATCATTTGAATAAACATACATATTCCATTCTTTATCTCTATTGGATATATTTCCTTATAATTAGGAATTCTTCTAATATCTTCCATATTCGTTATTTCCGTTGCGAATGGCGGATTTGTTATTATAACATCAAATTTCAATTCTTCATCCATTAAATAAGGATTTTTAGAACTTAATGAATTACATTTCACAAGATTTATATTTCCTAATTTCGTCAAGATTGTTAAAGAGTTTTGAGCGATTTTATAAATATCATCTTCATAATCATTTCCATATATATTTTCAGGTTTTATATCATTTGATATATATATTCTCGAAAGAAAACCACCAGAACCACAATTAGGATTTTCATAAGAACTTATTAATTCCTTCAAACCACATTTATTTAAATATGTATTTATCAAAATTCTTGGTGTGAAAAATTGTCCTAATTCTTTTGAACCTCCGCCTTTACCACCATAATTTAAGAAATATTCATAAATATCACCACATATAATAGGAAAATCTTTTTGAATATTTATAGAAATATCACATAAAATCTTTATCAAATCTCTCAAAACATATTCATCTGTAATATGAAAATAATTATCAATTATCAAAGGAAATATATTTGAGATAGATATAATGAATTTCTTCCATTCTACAAAAATCATTTCACTTTCTAAAATCAATCGTAAATCTAATAAATAATTCTTATATTTGTTTTCGATATTTTCTTTGTTCTTTATTAAATTATTTAGAGCAATTATGCTTAAAATCTTCATAATATCTGCTTGTGCTTTTTTTCCTGAAATAGAATGTGAATAAAGTAGTTGATGACATTTAGATATTATCTTATTCATAAAAACCTTATTATTCAAATATTCTTGATTATCCATTTCTTTTTTTCAATCATTTTTTATCTTTATAAATAAATAAATGAAGGCAATAGCAATTTTTCTTTTATTTTTAGGAATGATTTTAATTGTGAAAGGTTATTATAGTAATAAATATAAAAATATTAATGAACCAAAAGTCATTATTAAATATATACCGAGGAGTGAATATGAAGAACAAATGTCTCCAAAAGAAAAATTAGATGATTTTTATAAGGGATTATTTGAAAAAACGCAACCAAATTTTTATGATAGTAAAATTAATATAGATACTAATAATAAGGATAAATGAATTTTGGATTATTAATAATCAATACCATTCATAATAAAAATCAAGATGAAGCAAAACGAAGATTATTAACATCTGTTAAGAGAATTAGAGAAGAAAAAACAAAAGAACAAGAGGATAAATTCGTAAAACATAATTATTATTTATCTAATTATGAGAAAAAACGAAATGATAATGATGAATTATATAAAGGATATTATATAAATTTCTTGAAATTGAAAGAAAATTGGATAAAATCAGGTAAAGAATATGATTTGGAACTTTTAAAAAAACTAAAAAGACCTGAATTAATAGATATTGATGATATTTATACATATATGATTATTCGAAACAAAAATTTTAAGATTTAAAAGAATTCATCTTCATTTGCATTCGTAGCAATTTTAAAGAACCATCCAATTAATCCAAAAATAAATCCAAAAACTTTTAAAATTGTATCAAAAAATATCTTAATAAAATTAATGATATTAATAAAGATGTTTGGAATAAATCTTAAATATTCACTTAACGCTTTTATTAATTCACCAAAATAGACAAATAATAAAAGAATACTACTCGTGAATAATTTTATAAATTTCGCAATTATTTTTAAAATTTCAGGAATTAACATTAAAATTGGAAATATTAATGTAGATAATTGAACGATGACTTGATATAAAGCAGTAAATATTTCCCCAATAACACCACTCATTTTTAATTATTCTATTATTTATAGATATATGATTAATAAAACTTTTAATTTTAATTATTTAGCATTTTTCATCGGTTTTTGTGTTGGTTTCACATATGTTTATCTATCCGCACCTAAACAAAAAATCATTATTAAATATCCAACACCTTATAATGCTTCTAAAATCATTTATAAAAATGAAAATGATTTTTGTTATAAATATGAAGTTCATGAAATAGAATGTAATGATAAAGCAATCAATCAACCAATTATTTAAATTATATGTAAATAGAAATGGATTTCAAAAAAATTGTTGATAGATTATTATATACGAAATTAGGACAAATCTTTATTAGTCTTCTTTTAGGTTTATCATTATCCCTGATATTTAAAAGAGTTTGTAAAGAAAATTGTGTCATATATGTCGCTCCTAATAATAGCGAAATCGAAAATAAATTATTTAAATTAGAAGATACTTGTTATAAATATAAATTAAAACAAGTTATATGTGATGGAACGCCTATTGATTATAATCAAACAAATATTAAACCTGAAAACCAAATTCAAGAAAATTCTTTCTTAAATAAAATCTTCGCTTAATAATAAATTATTTCTTCATATCGTTTAGGTGATTTAGTTTTACTCTCCTTAAATCAAGAAGATATTAACGAAATATCTCGTGATTTTCCTAATTCAATTGGAGCATCTTATATCAATCAATTAACACAAAATCCTTCTTTAAATAAAATTGATTTAATTACTACCATCGTTCTCAAAGAACTTGAAGAAAAATATCATCTATTACCAAATGATATTAAATCTTCTACTGTAATTCATCTTCGTTTAGGTGATGTTGTCGCCGGTAATCAATCTCACGAAATAATTAAACGACCATTTTCTATAAATGAATTAAAAGAAGTTGTTCCTAATAATGATAAGATTTATGTTATTGGAAAACCATTCTTCGCAAGACCATCTTCAAATAATTATCAAGAATGTATTGATAAATCAAATGAATATTTAAATGAAGTTCTCTTGAATTTTGATGGAACTCATTTAGATTTAGGAAATGCCGATTTAGATTTATTAGTGGGTGTTGCTTCAAAAACTTTCATACAAGGAAAAGGATTTTTCTCACAACTTATAAATCATATTAGAAATAATTCGTATAAATTTAAGATTTAAAAATGAAATCTTAATTATAAAAATGAATTTGATGACATCTTTGGAAAATATTCCACTTAAAACTTCTTCGACACCTATAAATGATGATAGTGATGATCCAATTGTGAAAGACATCTTAAATGAATTTCATCAAGAAATTAATAATCAACCACCACCTCCATCTCCATCACAACCTAATAATAATGAATATATTATAAATAATCCTATTATGAGAAAACCTCCACCACCTCTAACAAAATCTTCTTATTATGATGAAGAATTATTAAGAAAATCTGGAATAATTATCATAATTATCGCATTCTTTTTATCACCTATTTATAATTCTTTGATTGAAAAAATACCATCACCTTTTTCATCTCTCCTGTCTTCTTATGAATTCTATATCAAACTATTCCTCATTTTCGTTGTTTTATATCTCCTAATGATTAAAAAACTTATTTAAACATAATTATTTATCAATTCGTTTTTATCAAATGCCGAATAATGAACTAAATCGGCGTTTAATCCTTGAATTCCATAAGCATCTGGCGAAATCTTAATCTCATTATAATAATTATTCTTATCATAGATATTTGTTTGAGCTTTTTCCAATAATTCATTTGATATATAAGGCATTTCAATACATCCATCATTAATCTCCTTCACATAATCATTCTCAATTTTAGGAATACGAGAATTTGTTTCTGGTTTCACATCACCTACAAAACTATCCTTATAATCATTTAATAAAGGTTGTTGAATTTCTTTCTTACCATCTTTATTAAAAACCTTTTGATAATATTTGAAATAAATAACCAAGAAAATTATTCCTATTAAAAATCCAATAATCTCATCTATAAATAAGATAATTATTATCACAAAAATAGCAATTATCATTTGATTTGTTGGTGTATGAAGAACCAAAGGAATTTCAAAATCATAAACAATCGTCGTTATTAGAAATAATAAAAGGATTAAACGCATACCCATAAAAAATTCCTCCTTCATATTTTCTTAATAAATACATATAAAATTAAACTATATATAATTTGTGAATATGAAAACTTATTTATCACAAAGAGGATATGCTATTCTTAAAAATAATGAGAATAAATCTTTGATTGTGGATATTAAGAAGAATTTGAAGGTTTCACCTATCCTAATGTCTCCTGTAAATTCGAAAGATGGTAATAAAGAATATTCATTATTTTTGGAAAGCGATGAGAAGATTTATTTACCTAAATATTATGGTTTGGAGAAATATGGAAAACCTCTTTATGATAATCTTCCCTTTGGTTTAGATTGTCCTAATCTAATCTTCAAAGGAAGTTTGCGAGATATTCAAAAAATTCCTATTGAAAATTTCATTAAATCTGCCGAAAATCCTGAAAAACTTGGTGGAATTATTAGTGTTCCTTGTGGTTTTGGAAAAACTATTATGGCAATTTATATCGCCTGTTATTTTAAGAAAAAAACCTTATTCATCTCTCATAAAGATTTCTTAAACGAACAATTCATTTCAAGTGTGAAAGAATTTGTCCCCTCTTGTAAAATCGGCAAAATTAAACAAAATAAAATTGATGTTGATGGAAAAGATATTGTCATCGCAACTCTTCAATCACTCGCATTAAGAGATTATGACGCATCTTTATTTAAAGATTTTGGTCTCGTTATTGTTGATGAATGTCATCATATCGCAAGTGAAGTATTTTCAAGAGCATTTAGGAAGATGAATATTCGTATTTCATTAGGATTGTCAGCGACTTTGAATAGGAAAGATGGATTAAGAAAGGTTTTTGAATGGTATTTAGGAAAATCCGTCTATAATTTCAAAATTGATAAGAATTCTAGTGAGATGTTAGTTCAAATCCATAAATATTTCGCATCTTCTAATGAATATTCCTCAATTAAAACCTTCTATAACGGACAACCAAATATCGTCGCTTCCATTAATAACATCTGTAATTATAAACCAAGAACTCTTTTGATACTTAACATCTTAAAAGGAATATTGGAAATAGAGAAGGATAGAAAGGTTTTGATATTATCAGAACGAAAAAATCAATTGAAAGATTTGGAAGAATTAATGAAAGAGAATGGAATGTTGGATTATGGATATTATATCGGTGGAATGAAAATGAGTGATTTGGATATATCTGCTACAAAACAGATAATCCTCGCTACTTATCAAATGAGTAGTGAAGGTCTTAATATCCCTACATTAAATACATTGATTTTAGCAAGTCCTATTGGAGATATTCAACAATCCGTAGGAAGAATTTTGAGAGAAAAGAAGGAAAATAGAAAATATACGCCTTTATGTATTGACATCTTTGATGAATTGTCGGTGGTGAAATCAAAAGGATTTAGAAGACTTAAATATTATAAATCAAATGGATATTTAATTAAAAATTTTATGGATAATTTATTCGTGAATGATGCTTATGAAGATGATGAAAAGGATAATAAGGAGATAAAGGATTTTAAGGATTTATTTATAAATGATGATTAAATTATTTATAAATAATAGATATGGATTTTATTGTTTTCTTTTTGATTTTTATATTAATTTTATTGATAATATATTATTTAATCGCAAATAATAAAGAAGTTGTGAATGAAAAGAAAGTAATTGTGAAAGAAATTAATAAAGAAAACGCTTTCAATAATAATTCCTATCTTAAACACGGAGAAGAGGAATTTTTAAAAGATGAAATTATTGGATACGAAAATGAATTGATGTATTCCAATAATCTAAAAGAAGGCGATTATATAAATCAATATCAAGAAAAAGAAATCATAGATAAAAATGATAATCAAATTGGATTTAATCCAAAACCACGAGAACAAATGAAACAACTACCATATGCCAATATCCATTTCAAATGTTTATAAAAAAATAATTGATATATATAGAATAATAATATGGCTGCTGCTGCTGCTGATTGTACTAATGTTAGTTTGGATACTATTATAAATTTATTAAAAGAAAAATTACAAGATGAAGAACCTATATTATCATATTTATTAACACTACCAGATGATGATAAAAGTTTATCAATAAAATCATTTACTATTGGAAGAATAATAAACGAAAATTCAACAAATACAGATGTTGATAGAATAGATGTTCAAAATTTAAAAGCTTGCACCAGCGTTAATACAATTTCAAATTGCGATATAATGTTATTATATCTAATGAAATATGCTTATGCTGTTGGTTGTATAATTTTAGGAAAAATAAATACACTTATAGCACCAGCAGCAGGAGCAGCACCAGCAGCAGGAGCAGCACCACCACCAACATATATAACAGATTTTAAACCTGATGATAATACAATAGATAATATAAATGATTCATTTAAAAAAGCATTAACATTAACTAATGTTAATGTTAATGATATTTTAATTAATATTTTTTTTAATGATGATATTTTTTATACACCAAATTTTATAACTGGTGATAATAATAATGGTGTGCCTATATCACAAATTAGTATAGGCACCTATAATTTCGCAGGAACAACAGCAGAAACAAGTTTAAAAATAGTAAAATTTCAAAAATTATTAAAAAGTATGATTAATAAGTATCCCAAATTAAATTATCAACAAAAAATAAAATTACAATTATTATTATATCATAATATTTATATTGGAGATTTTGGAAAAGACTCAATATATCAATTACCAATTCTTAAAGAAATATTTAGTGATATGGTAGGTTATAAATGTGTTACTAAAAATGTTAAAGATATATTTGGATTAAATAATCTCCAATATCTTAAAGAATTATTATCTAATGTGACCGGTGTCGACACACCAGCACAACAACAAATATTTAATGATATTAATAGAATAATTAGAAAGAGTATTTATTTTACTATAAATGGTGATATTGCTGAATTTGAAAATTATACAGGAGGACCAGTAGATATACAAAATAGACAAATTAATATAAAATCTTTTACAGATTTTAATCTTCAAGCAAATGTTGATAAAATTCAATATGTATTGGCATTCATAAATGACAAATTAAGATTTGAAGGTGGATATAATAATAAGAATGGTAATATAGATTATCATTTATGTAAATGTAATTTTAAGCAAAGTTTTAAGAAGGTTTCGGCGAAATCTTCAAGGGAAGCTGCGAAAATGGTTGCGATGAAGGTTCTTAAAGGAAATAAGAAATCCGCTACATTCTCATTAAAAAGAATGATAGGAAAAAAAGAGAAGTGTTATGATTATAAAGCGTCTCTTGATAAGAAAGGAAAGATTGTAATTAAAAATCAATAATTCATTCAATCGTTTTTATATTTATATTTTTACGATAAATATCTATGTATTGATATTTATTTGTTCCAAATGCTCGTGATAATCCTGTATCACAATAGAAGATTTGATTATCTACGATGGTTATTTGTTCTAATGCCGTATGACCTAAAAACATAAATCTAGCACCAATTTTCTTAAACATCTCATCCGTCTCCATTTTATTATTCACATTTCTATTCCATAAAATTCCTCCATTACCAAGGATTATCTTATCAAAAATCTCTTTATCTTCGATTGTTATTCGTCCATTCTCCATATAATTCTTCCAAAGATGATTAAGATAAAAGATGTCTTTATTTCTTTTCATCAATAATTTCAAATGATTTAATTCTAATTTGGCATGACAGAAGATTAAATCATTTATTTTAACTATCAAAGGTCGTTTTGCCAAGATTAATCCAAGAGACCCTGTTTTAGATTTAAATAAATCAATTCTATTTTCATTCCTATTTTGTGGAGATACATAAGAAAAATCACCAATTATATTCATTAATTCATGATTTCCTATGAGAGATATAACAGAACCTCCTTTAATCTTCGCGAGGTCGTTCAAATGTTCCGTGAAATAAATCATCTCAAAATCGCTCAAAACCTCCCAATTTTCATTCGATAATCTATTTAAACTATCGATTTGGTCGCCTAATTGAATGACGATAGTATTAGGAGGTTCAGCAATCCATTCAAGATTTCCATTAATAATCTCACTTTTTATAAGAACCTCTTTAAATCTCTTAATATCACCATGAACATCACCGATGACAATAATCCTATCACTATCATTTCCAATTTGATTTGAAAAAGAAAAATACATTTATAATAATTAGATAAAATAATTTGTTAAATAAATGACAAATGATAGTGATTATTTAAATGAATTATTAGATAAATTAAAAACAAAATTACCTGATGGAAGTTATTTTTCAGTTTTCATAGAATTTTATAAACAATCTACAAATGAAAAAGGAAAAATCTTTTTAATTCAAAATATATCAAAATATTTGAGAATACCTCTTGAACCACAATTTAAAGAAATTCAAAAAAAAATTATAAATGAAAAGAATTGTAATGTAAGATTGAAGATTTTAATTGATAAAATATTGGGAAAAGGGTTTATTGGTGATCAATATGAAATAAAAAAAGGATTAGAACAATTGATAAGATATAATCATATAAATCATATAGTAATTAATAAGATTGCGATATATGTAATATTAGAAGAATTGGTGAATTATGATATTTTTAATGAATTTAAAGATGAATTCGATAATTTGCTAAAAAGATGTAATATGACTTATGCTAGTTTAAAGGATTACGCTGTTGATTTAGAACATTTTAAAGATTTTGATGAATTCAAAAATAAATATAATTTATATTATCAATTTTATTTAAGAGGATATGGAACAAAAAATAAAGATAAATTAAAAAGATTAGTTGAAACTTTGTTTGAAATTATTAAAGAAAATTTTCCATTTTTATTATATAAAATACATCAAATATCATTTAAAGATTTAAACATAGTAAATGATGAAAATGATGAAATTAAAATACTTGATGTATTTAATACAGAAAATTTACTATCTATATTAGAAAATTTGATAGAAATTATAAAGAGAATACGAAATGATGAAAATTTATTTCAGTCTTTTTTTAAATTATTATCTGTCATATTTAAAAAATATGATAATGAATTAACAGCAGAATTAGAATCTAAAAAAAATACATTAATTGGAATAATAGATGATGGGGTAAGACTACAATTAGAAGCGAAAGGACTTAATAAAAAAGAATTAGATTTAGAATTAGAAAGATTAAAAAAAGAAGAATTAATATTTTTTTTATCAAATATTAAAAAAAATTATTAATGAAAATATTAATTTTTATTTTAAATAAGCATTTAATTATAGAAAATGGATATTTTTATAGATAAATTAAAACAAAATCAAAATTTAAATGATTATCAACAAATTTTTTTAGAATATGTAAAAGATAAAGATGATAAAATGAAACAATATGTAGTTCAAAAATTTGCAAGTTTTTTAAAAGAAGATATTCCTAATGATTTAATTTCAACTGAATATGAATTATGTGAAATAAAAACTCAAAAATTTATTAATGATTTCTTAACTATAGTTAAGGATGATAATAAAATTAAAATATATTTAAATGAAAGAAAATATTTTCAAATGTCTTTAATGGAAAAATTAGTTATTTATGTTGTTCTTAATGATATGATTAATGATGATAGTATATATATTAATCATCCAGAAAAAAAAGAAAAAATTAAAAAAAAATTTAAGGAATTAGTTTCGAAATGTAAATTTAAAAGTCATAAAGGATTTCTGGACTAATTTATAAAGAAAAAATGAAAAAAATGATTTTAAATTATAAAATATCTTTCAAATATGTTTGAAGAACAACTCATCCAGTTATTTCAAGGAAACTTGCTCTTGGTCGAAAATCAAATGGATATAGATGATGAAATGGAATATTATGAGGATTATGATGAAATGGAATATTATGATGAAATGGAAGATTATGATTAAAAAATGATTTTGTTTTTATTAAAGAAGAATAATGAATGAAATAAATAAAATGAATGAAATGAATGAATATGATGAAATGGAAGAAATAGATGAAATGGATGAAATAAATGAAATGGAAGAAATAGATGAAATGGAAGAAATAGATGAAATGGAAGAAATAGATGAAATGGAAGAAATAGATGAAATGGATGAATATGATGAAATGGAAGATTTTGAAAGGTGGTATTATGGTAAGATGAAATTGGATGAATTTGATAAAGAAATGGATAAGATTTTTGAAGAGGAATATGAGAGACGGGAGGAGAGACGATGGTCTATATATTAGGAATATTTAGATAATAAGAAGGTTTTATGAATATTATCTTCATAAATATACCAAGATTTTTTATCGGCATCCCATCGTGCTCCTTTACTTTTTGCATCATCTTTATCGGCATATTTAACTTTTAAATAAATACGAGGTTGAGATATTTTAGGTTTTTGATGGTTATTGATGGATTTATTTGCTAATAAGTCAGCATTATAATTTCCTATGGAATGTCTATCATTATTTCCAGTATGAGCGAGGATATGTTGATATTTGATATTATATTTGATAGTTAATTCATATAATTGTTTAACTAAATCTAAATTAGGAATATCTTTTTTAGATTTCCAATCTTTTTTTTCTAATTTGGTTCCATAAGTAGTAGCACATTTAATCGCATATTCAGAATCAGTTATGATAATTTTATTAGGTTTTTTATTAGATTTGATGATATTAATAGCTTCTATAATTGCGGATAATTCGGCAATATTATTCGTTAAATTTTCACCAATCAATTCTCTTGAAACATTATTAGAATTATCTTTTGAGAAATAGATGCCTATTCCTGCTCGAGCTTCTCTTGTTCCATTATTAGAACATGCTCCATCGGTATAAACATAGAGATTATTTTTAAAATCGTCGAGAAATTCGGTTGCTTCTTCGATAGTTTCAAATTTCTTATAAATAGGATTATCAAAACCTTCAATATATCCTTTACATTCATTCCAAGATGTAAAGACACCTGTTTTATGACCTTTTGCGATGGCGTAAAATGAACTCATTTTAATTAATTAAATAGATATAAATAATAACGGATAATTCGCTTAAATAATAAATATAATTCCATAAATTATAATTGTGAATATAAATGAAAAGATAATAATTATAAGATAGATGAATAGGATTATTATATAAATTTAAATAAATCCAAATGAAGAAGAAATAGCGAAATAGAAGATGTGCAAATATTTGATATTTAAAATTTTTAATAATAATGAAATATTCGCTCAAATAAAAGAAGAGGATTATTAAAGGAATTAATGTAATAGATAATTGAATTGATGGAAGTGAATATAAATTTTGAAATGTAATTGTCCAAACTAATAATTTATCTAATTTATGAAATATGGAATTAAGTTGATAATTATACCAGAATATAGGTGATATAATTGAAATCATAATAATATTTAAGGAAAGAAGTAATGAAGTTTTAGGAAGTATAGTTAAAATCCATAATGAAGATATACCGAGAATGAATTGATTTTGTAAAGGAAGTGGTGTAGAATTATTAGAAGTAGTTAAAAATAGAAGCTTTAATAATTTCATAATAATTTCATAATAATATCATAAATAAAAAATGATTTAAAATGTTTATATAATTAATTAAATAATGCAGACTGGTATTATTTCATTTGGGGATAGAGTTGCTTGGAATATTAAATGTAATAATACCAAGGATCAGATTTTAAATGAAATTTATGAATTATATGGAATACGAATTATTCAAAAACATTATTTTAAATTGGATGAGACGAATATTCATCATTTAACGAAAGTTCCTCATATGATTTCATTAAGAACAAATGGAAATAGATATTATATTTATATGACGAAATATATTGATATTGAAATTATTTATTATATTGATATGAAAATACATACTGGATATGAAAAACCTCGTATAATACTTGCGAGAGGTTTATTTAATCCATCTTTATTTTTAAATACCCTTTTGGAAGGTGAAATGGTAAAGACGAAAGAAAATAAATGGATATTTATAATTAATGATATTATTGCTTATGAAGGAAAGAAATTGGATAATTTGAATTTATTGGAGAGATTAAAAATCGTTTATAATCTATTAAATGATAAATATACACCTGATAAGATATGTGATATATGTTCTTATCAGGTTAAAAATTATTATTATTTATCGAAGACTTCTGTGAATGAATTGATGGAAAAATCAAAAACGCTTGATTATACTTGTAGAGGACTTTATTTCTATTCATATTTCTTAAAACATAAACCAAAATTATTTAATTTTGATGAGAAGATGATAGTGGATGTGAAGAAGAAGGTGAAGGATATTACGGAATTTAAATCACTTCAACAAAATCCATTAGAACAAATAACATCTAATTTCATAATAACTTCAAATATTCCTATATTGAAAATGGATATTAGTGAGGAATTCAGGGAATTATGGATTTCCAAAACAGATGAAGCAGATATATATAATTTATATGATAATTTCAATATCATAACCTCAAATAAAATAGGAATTGCGTTAATTCCTACTTTAAAAGAAAGTGTGCGTCTTCGTGAATTATTCAAAGATAAGAATTTAACCTTCACCATTAAATTCAAATGTAGATTTAATGAAAAATTTAAGAAATATCAACCCATAGAACAATTATAGATTTTATTTTTATGATTTGTTTAAAGAATTGTTAAAGAATTGTTAAAGAAATAAAAAATGATTAATTTTTATTACACCAACCGAAAAAATAAATAACAAAATTATTATATTTTTTATAATAATCTTGTCCCATTTATTTTTTCGGTTGGTGTAATAAAAATTTAAAATGAATTTTGATTTATATACACACGAAATTTTAAAAATTTTGTTAAAGATACAAATGAAATTAAAAATAAATATAAGATTAATATTAGATTACCTTGTTTTCCAGAAGATATTAGTGAAAATATTATCAAATTTATTATCCATAAAAACGGAGATAAAAGTTCAAATTGGAATTGTAAATCAGGTGATTTAATATCAACAAAAGAAGGTATTCAAGAATGTAAATGTTTTTCGAGTGATGCACCAATATCATTTTCACCAACTCCAAAATGGGATGTTATATATTTTCTTGATGGAAGAGAATGGTTAGAAAATGATAAATTTAAATTATTTAAGGTAGATTTAAAACCAAATTCTAATGAATGGAAAAATATTAAATTTAATAAAAATGAAACATTTGAAGACCAAATATCAAAAAATCGCAGACCAAGAATAAATTGGAATTCTCTTGAAAAAAATCTTGGAAAAAATTGTATCAAAATATTTGATGGAACTTTTGATGAGATATTTAAAGACTAATAATTTTATCTGCTATTAATTTTATTACTGGAATTGATACAGCATTTCCTGCTAATGAATATAATTTTCCAGATGATAATGAAGGTAATTTATAATCTTTTGGAAAACCTTGAATATTGAAACATTCCCTAGGTGTTAATTTACGAATTCCTTTATCATCTAATATTATTGGAACATTATGACCTCCTGTTCCCATATTTGCAGTCAAAGTAGGACAAACACTATTTTTATTTTTTCTAACATAATATCTTCTATATTGATAAACTGAATTAGTAGATATATGTTTATCAACATTCTTTTTTAATTCTTCGTATATATTAGTAGAAGCATTATAATAATATTTATCAGGAATATTATCTTCAAGAAAATTACAAATAGGTTGTAAATCTACATCAGGAAAATCAAATTCAAATTTATCAAACATCATTTTATCTTTAAAACCTATAATATAAATTCGTTCTCTATTTTGAGGAATTCCAGTAATTTTAGAGGTATTAATAATTGAATATTTAATATGATAATCAAGATTTTCTAAATTTTCTATAATAATTTTAAATGTTTTTTTATTATCGTGAGTTTTTAAGTTTTTTACATTTTCTAATATGATTATATTAGGACTATTAGATTTAATAATTGATAATATTTTCCAAAATACATTACTTCTTTCATCATCAAATCCTTTTTTCATTCCAGCAATACTAAATGGTTGGCAAGGAAATCCAGCAGTTAATATATCTGCTTTTGGAATAGTATCATTAGAAATATCATTCAAATCTTTTTTTACCAATTCAATTTCATTATTTAAGTTAAATATTTCAAAAGAACTATCTAAAATATCATTTGCGAATATAGTTTTAACTTTATTGGTTTGATGAAAAACATATGAAAAAGCACCAGTTCCACTAAATAAATCTATCAAAGTAAGCATTTATAAAAATTATTTATAAATAAAAATCATTTTTTTCCAAAAATATATATAAAGGTTTGTTTTTCATTATTCTTAAATCTTTTTTCGTAAAAAATGATTAAAAAGTATTTTGTGAAGTTTTATTATGATGACGAAACCTCTTTTGAAGTGGATTGGAGGTAAGACACAAATTCTAAAAGAGATTTTAGATAAATTTCCAAAGGAGATGAATGATTATCACGAAATATTTTTAGGAGGTGCGAGTGTTTGTTTAGGATTGCTTGAATATAAGAATAAAGGTTTGATAAAAATTAAAGGAGATATATTCGCATATGATATAAATGAACCTCTAATATATTTCTATAAAAATATTCAAGATAATCATCAATATTTTTATGAAGAATTGATAAAAATAATTGAAGAATTTAATAAAGAAAATGATAAAGAAAGTTATTATTATTATCAAAGAGATATATATAATTCATTAAAAGATAAGAAATCTATTCAAGCATCTTCATTATTTCTATTCCTAAACAAAACTTGTTTTAGAGGTATATACAGAGAAAGCAAAAATGGATTTAATGTTCCATACGGAAATTATAAAAATCCGGAAATTATAAATAAAAATCATTTAGAAGAATTTAGAAATCTAATTAAAGATGTTATATTCATTCATCAAGATTTTAATGAAAGTTTAAAAAAATCATTTTATACAAACGATTTCATTTATTTAGATCCTCCATATTATCCTGAAAAAGATAATTCATTTGTTAAATATAATAAAGATGGATTTAATCTCAATAATCATAATAATTTAATGGATATTCTTAAAGAAAATAGATTTAGATTTTTGATGAATAATGCGGATGTTGAATATATTCGTAATAAATTATTTATATATAATATAGAAGAAATCATTTGTAAAAGAAAAATAAATTCAAAACATCCACAATCAAAAACAAATGAATTGATTATTATCAATTATTAATAAATTCATTTATTTTTATAAAATAGTCCATATCATCTCCATATAAGATAATTATATTATTTTCATCTAATATTTGTTTAAGAATATTAAATTTATTTTTGAGGAAATCACTTATACATAAACAATATTCAACATTAAAACCTTCGCCTAAAATGATTTCATATTCTCTTTTTAATGAAGGAGAACTCCATAATTTAGTTTCAATAGAACCTTCAACATTTTGTTCTTTTTTTTCAATAATCTTAATTATTTTTCTACCATCGTCATATTCTATAATATATGCTTCATCGGGACATCTAAATAATTCAATATTATATTTAACTTTAATGAATTTCTTCAATCCATTTTGTAGAGTGTAATATATAGTTTTATTTTCAAATTCTTTTGAAAGATAATAATTGAATTTATTTTTTATATTAGCATAATAATTGAATTTATATCCATTCTCAATCAAAATATTTTCATTATTCGTTTTTTCTTCAAATTTCTTACCATTTATATTTGTATTTCTTCCACCTGCTCCAATTCCTTTATTCATTATAAATAAAAAAAATGATAAAGGATAAATCATTTTTTATTCATCTTCTTCGTAATCTTCATCATAATCAATATCAATTTTATAATATTTATCCATATAATTCAATTCTTTTTCGTATTACTACAATTGATTTTATAATCACTTTCTTCAAAATTAAGATAAGAAATGTTTTTTGTCTTTTTATTAGCATATGAATTATATCTAATAGAGTTGTTTGAATAACAACCTGACTTGAAATTTCTACGCATCCTTTTATAAATCATTTAATTAAAAACAAAATCATTTTTTATTTTTCTTAAAATTATTATGATTTATTATGAATTTATATAAAGATTTGTTCGTTAATAAATTAACTTGTTAAAAGAATTGTTAAAAGAATTGTTTAAAATATTTGTTAATTGATTTCTTAAAGATTTGTTAATTAATTTATTAAAGAATTGTTTAAAATATTTGTTAATTGATTTCTTAAAGATTTGTTAATTGATTTCTTAAAGAATTGTTTAAAATATTTGTTAATTGATTTCTTAAAGATTTGTTAATTGATTTCTTAAAGATTTGTTTAAAATATTTGTTAATTGATTTCTTAAAGATTTGTTAATTGATTTCTTAAAGATTTGTTAATTAATTTATTAAAGAATTGTTTAAAAGATTTGTTAATTGATTTCTTAAAGAATTGTTTAAAATATTTGTTAATTGATTTCTTAAAGATTTGTTAATTGATTTCTTAAAGATTTGTTAATTGATTTCTTAAAGATTTGTTAATTGATTTCTTAAAGATTTGTTTAAAATATTTATTAAAGAATTGTTTAAAATATTTATTAAAGAATTGTTTAAAATATTTCTTAAAAAAATTGTTAATTAATTTCTTAAACAATTAAAAGATTTGTTAATTAATTTATTAAAGAATTGTTTAAAAGATTTATTAAAGAATTGTTAAAAGATTTATTAAAGAATTGTTAATTAATTTCTTAAACAATTAAAAGATTTGTTAATTAATTTATTAAAGAATTGTTAAAATATTTATTAAAGAATTGTTAAAAGATTTATTAAAGAATTGTTTAAAAGATTTATTAAAGAATTGTTAAAAGATTTATTAAAGAATTGTTAAAAGATTTATTAAAGAATTGTTTAAAAGATTTATTTAAGGAATTTATAGATTATTTTAAATAAAAAGATGGAGAGGAATGAGAGAGGATATTTGAATTTATTAGAGGATGTTTTTAATAATGGGATTAGGAAGGAGACGAGGAATGGTTTTACATATTCTTCATTTGGTTCTTTATTAAAATTTGATGTTAATAATGGACTTTCATTTCCTTTATTAACGACGAAGAAGGTTTTTTTTCGTGGAATTGTTGAAGAACTCCTTTGGTTTTTAAGAGGTTCTACGAATTCGAAGGAATTAGAAGAGAAAGGGATTAATATTTGGAAAGGAAATTCTTCGAGGGAATATTTAAATTCCGTTGGATTGATTAATAATCAAGAAGGAGAATTAGGAAAGATTTATGGATATGAATGGCGTTCTTTTAATGGATGTTTCGACCAAATTAAATATATCCTTCAAGAACTTTCCTTAAATAATAGCAGAAGAGCACTTCTATCCGCTTGGAACCCTTGTGATTTAAAAGAACAAGCACTTCCTCCTTGTCATCTTCTTTATAATTTCTTTAAAATAGATAATCAAAATCTTAATTGTATGATGTATATGAGGTCAGCAGATTTATTCCTTGGTGTTCCTTTCAATATTGCTTCCACGACTTTATTAGCGATGATTATAGGAAAGGTTATGGGGATGAAGGTGAATGAAATCTGTGTTTCTATATGTGATTGTCATATATACGAGGAACATTTGGAAGCGGTGAAAGAACAATTACCGAGGGTTATTTATGAAAGTCCTATTGTGGAGATTATGAAGGATATTGATATAAATTCATCAATAGACGAAAAAATAAAATGGATTGAGGAATTAAAATTCGAGGATTTTGAGATAAGGGATTATTATTATCATCCAACGATTAAGGCGATTATGAAATAAATCCAAGTTCAGTTAAATAGAAATTATTGGATTTAAGGGATAAAGAATATAAATTGCCTGTGAAATCGACTTTTTTAATATATTTAATTTTATTCCAAACAAAATTATCATAAATAAAATTATTTTTATCTTCTTTAAGGATTTTAATATGGATTTTACCATCTTTGAAATAAGAGGTGAAACCAATCCCTAGAAATTGACAAGTGAATTTAATGATTTTGAAAATCTCATTATCCGTGATATTAAATTCATTCGAATTTTCAATAATTCCATTCATAAATTCCATTAATTCATCTTTTGTCATTAAAAAAATATCATTTATATCTATCTTCCGTTGATTAGCAAATTCAAAAGAAGTTGAAATAACATCTTTCTTAATTTCATAAGGAATTTCATTTGATTTTAAATAATTTTCAAGAAATTCAATTGAAGATTTATCATATTCATTATTAAATTTTAAATAAGATGTTAATATTAATCCTTGAAATCTATAAAAATCATTATTATTTGATGATATAGATGAATTATTTAAGGAGATATTTAGAGGAAATCCTATGAAATCGAAATCACTCAATTCTCCTACATTTGTTTTTTTTAAACATTTAAATTTATTATCATTAAGATAAGATTGGATATTCTTAATTTCATAATTAAATGGAATATTTTGAATTGCCTTTATTTTAATATTATCATTTAAAAAAAAATTATCAATCTTATTTAATTTATATTTCTTCTTAAAAATCTTCGAAATTTCCTCCACTTCCTCATAATGATAATTATTATCCTTATCAAGTGTTAAAATCATATCATCTTTCGTAATCGCATCCATACGAATAAGACCTCTATTCGTAAAAACCAATAATTCGCCTCTCAATAATTTATTCATATAAATAAAACTTAAATGAAAATCCTTAAATAGAATTTATATCTCATATTTATCACAATTCATATCACTCCAAGGAACTCCACACATCTTGGAATAAGCACATCGTAAAATATTCTCATCATATTTCCCACTACTTTTCTTACTCAATTCCTTATCCTTCGCAGCTAATAATAATGGATATACTCGATTACATACAAGAGGAATTTTTTCTAAATTTACTTCATTGCCATTAGAATCATATTTAATATTAGCATCATCTAAATATTCGCTTGATGTTCCTGAACCATCTTGAACTATATTTTTCTTAATATTAATTGTATGTGCATTAACGCTTATTGGATTTGTACCGGTAGTATTCTTAATATCACTATTCACAACTTGTAATTTTAATTCATTTCTTTTAGCAGATGTATTAATATCAATAATATTTTCAGAAAATCCATAATTTTTCGCATTCGAATTTGTTATATGTGAAATATGTCTATATTTATTCCATTCATTACCTATACTTGCGTTTGAATCAAAAATATAATTATTCATTAATAATGAACTTTCAACAAGATTTTTATAAACATTACTATCAAATGTTCCAGTAATTTTATCAACAATTTTTTTATTTTCTGTATCTTTTATATCAGCAACAATATATTTTGTATTATCACTATCTATACTATCTTTATTAATTGAATTATATGTATTTAATTTATTATAAGCACTTCCTGTCATTCCTATTGCGGTTGAACCAGTAATATCTGCTACTCCTAATTGATTTTTTCTATTAAAATATAAATCGGTTTTGCTTATGATATTTGAGTCAAGAACACATCTATAATTAAATATGTGTGTATTAATGGTATTACTATCAAAATAATTTTTTAAATTATCATCATATTCTAATTTCCAATAATCAGGACAACTTATATTTGTATAATCATAATTTTTATTTATCTTAATGGGATTAAATTTGAGGATATTTGAAAATAGATAAATGATTAATAGGATTGTTCCTATGATGAAGACGATGGTGAATGGTAGGAATTTATCAAATATGACGAATTTAATGGAAGGGGCAAAATAACTACTTATGATAAATAGTAAAGCTATTAAGACATATATAACACAAATTGCGATAGTTCCTTTAAAAATCTTTTCTTTTCTATGTTCGTAAATAGTCATATCATATTCAGTTAAATTTAAGTCTTGTTCTTCAACAGAAGTTTTATTGGAACAACTTGTAGATTTAGCATTTCCCATATTTAAGTTCTATTTATATAAATGATTTTATTTCGAGTGTTTTTGTTCCTTTTTGAGATGGTAATAAAGAATGTTCTAATGGTAATGGTAATGTTGAAACATTTTTCTTATATTCTAAATATTGTTTTATATTTTTAATAATCTCATCAACCGACCATCTAATAACCATAGTATTCAACTCTCGAACCTGTTCCTTTAAATCAAAATTAAGATTTTTAGCATATTGAAAATAAAAAGATCTCATTATGATTTTAAGTTCTTGTTCGCTTTGTTTTCCAATCTTCATTTTACCTTCACTCGTATTATAAACACTATTGATAATTCCTTGTTGAATTATTTCCATATTATCTTGGGAAAAATAAAGTTCAGAAACACAATTACCAGCGACATTTCTATTAATAGTCGAAATATTATTTTCATTATATAATTGAGGATTATTATTTAAAATTTTTGAAGATTGAGCGTTTTCATCAAATAAATTAATTCTACCATTCAATATATATTTATAATCCATATCTTTTTTTCTCTCTTATTTTATAGAAAAGATATGAATAATTTAGAAAAATATGTTAATAATCTCATAAGTGAATATGATTTGAATATTAAAACGAAGGCGAGTGTTAAATGTCTTTGTGGATGTATTGAGAACATTGTTTTTAATGTAGTCTCAATAGCATCTATTATTGCGTTCATAAATAATTCAAAAACCGTTACAAAAGAAAATATAGAAATTCTCCATTCATATCTAAATAAATCGTGTTTTTCTAAACAAATGAAGGGAGGGAATTCCATCGTAATGCCCCAAGAATTCTATGGTTCTTCAAGTGGTCGTTATTTACCTATGAATAATCAAACCGACCTCCTCCCAATTGATTTCAATTCAGGAATAGCACGAGGACAAATTGGAGGTGGAAAAGAAAAATCTAGTCCTTTCACCAAAGTCATCAAAGATTTCCTTCTTCATTATAAGATAAAAGCGAGTTCTGTCATCATAAAGGAGATGGTTATGATGATAGAGGTTTATATCAAATGTTTAATGATGAAATTAAAGAAATGTAGGGGAGATATTAAACCACATACAATTAAGACTTTAATAGAGAAAAATAAGATGTTTAAGATATTTAAATAAATAAATAAGATATATAAATAATGCCTATTTTAACTATTGATGGAAATATTGGTGCTGGTAAAACATCGGTTCTTACTTATCTTCATACGAATTATAATATAAATGTTGATTTAGAACCAATCGACAAATGGAAACCATATTTAGATAAGATTTATATAGATAATCAAAATTTTTTTAAATTTCAATTAAGAGTTTGGTTAGATAGGTCGTGGATACAAGAGAAGAAGGATAGTTCTTTGGTGATAATGGAAAGAAGTCCATATTTCATTCGAAATACCTTTAATAAATATTTATATGAAAATGAGTTAATAAATGCGAATGAGAATACGATTATAAATGAATTATATGATAAGACGGATATTATTTGGAAACCAAGTTATTTCATATATCTTCGTTCGTCTCCTGAAAGATGTTTAGAAATGATTTATAAAAGAGGTCGTAATAATGAGATGAATATTAATTTAAAATATTTGATAGAAATTCACGAATTACACGAAAAATCATTTGAAGAATTGGAGGAAAAAAAGATTATGATAGATGTGGATGATAAAACGATTGAGGAGATTGGAAAAGAAATTTATGATTTCATTCATAAACTTTGAGAATTTCATATTCATAATCCATATAATTCCTCAAATCATATTTCTTCGAATAAATGTCAATCATCTTTGCAACATTCTTCTTCCTCATTTGAGCGTTTATTAAACATCTTTCAGGATTATTTTCAAAGAGGATAAGTTTAATCTTCGACTTATCAACGAATTTCTCAATCTCCGTCATAATCCTCTTAAACATCTCATAATCACATAAACGAGGGTCAATCAAACAAATCTCTTCATTTATTTTTCCCATAACTTCACCATCAAAGAAGTTAGAAATGAAATCATCAAATACTTCATAATCCTTTGAGAGATGTTGATTGAAATATGTTGTTTTTCCACTTCCAGCGAGACCAATAATAATCAACATCATCTACTTTTAAGAAAAAAAAAGATTAGAGGACAACAGAAGTAGTAATCCAACCATCGTAATAACCATTCGAATAATTGACAATAGCGAATTTGAAAGGTTCTTCACTATTCTTGAAAGTCATACGATAGAGATGAGGGGAGCGACAATCGTTATAAGGTAATCCATCTTCGCCATCAGTTTCAGTATCACTATTGAAATCGTCATCATCTTCAATCTCATTAGTGATTTCCTTGATGTTTTTGATGATTTTCCCTTGGAGAGAAGAGAAAGGAATATCTTTGTATGTTTTGAAAACAGAATGAGAACAACAATCGCCTTCTGCTTTGATTTGATAGGAATATGAAGAGGTTTTGAGAATAAGAATGTCATTATCCTCGTTCATAGTAATCAATTCAATCGGCAAATTGAATTTGCTGAAATCCACAAACATAGTTAGGATATATATTTATAATCTAAAAATTAAAATCAATTTTTATTTATTATTCTTATAAATTATCACATTTGCAAATATCCAAATCTCCTTATTCACATCATTTTTATAATTCACAAAATAAATTTAAATAATCATTTATATCTTTTATAAATATCCTAAATAAATCCTTTATAAATATTCTAAACAATTCTTCCAAAAAAGATTTAAAGATAAAATAATTTAATCCTTAAATCTTTTTGTAAGGATTTATAAATAATCTTTTTTATAATTTGCTAAATAAATTAAAATAATCATTTATAAATATCCTAAATAAATCCTTTATAAATTCGCAAAAATAATTAAATAATCTTTTTTATAATTCGCAAAAATAATTAAATAATCATTTATAAATTCACAAAATAAATAAAACAATCTTTTTATAATTTGCTAAATAAATTAAAACAATCTATTTATAAATTCACAAAAATAATTAAATAATCTTTTTATAATTAAATAATCTATTTATAAATTCACAAAATAAATAATACAATCTATTTATAAATTCACAAAATAAATAATACAATCTATTTATAAATTCACAAAATAAATAATACAATCTATTTATAAATTCACAAAATAAATAATACAATATTTTTATAATTTGCTAAATAAATTAAAACAATCTATTTATAAATTCACAAAATAAATAATACAATATTTTTATAATTTGCTAAATAAATAAAAATAATCTTTTATAAATTCACCAAATAAATAAAAAATAATCTTTTTTATAATTCACAAAATAGAATTATTTATAAATATCCTAAACAATTCTTCCAAAAAAAGATTTAAAGATAAGATAATTTAATCTTTAAATCTTTTTGTAAGGATTTAAAAATAATCTTTTTATAAATTCACAAAATAAAAAAAATAATCATTATAAATATCCTAATAAATATATATTCACTAAATAAATAAAACAATCTATTTATAATTTGCTAAATAAATAAAAATAATTTTTTTATAATTCACAAAATAATTCTTCCAAAAAAGATTTAAGGATTAAATTATCTTATCCTTAAATATTTTTGTAAGGATTTATAAATAATCTTTTTTATAATTCACAAAAATAATTAAAATAATCTATTTATAATTTCATAAAATAATTAAAACAATCTATTTATAATTTGCTAAATAAATAATACAATCTATTTATAAATTCACAAAATAAATATAATAATCTTTTTATAAATATCCTAAATAAATAAAATAATCTTTTTATAATTTGCTAAATAAATTAAAACAATCTTTTTTTAAAATTCACAAAATAAATAATATAATCTATTTATAAATTCATAAAATAAATAAAATAATATTTTTATAAATTCGCAAAAATAATTAAAATAATCATTTATAAATATCCTAAATAAATAAAACAATCTATTTATAAATTAACAAAAATAATTCTTCAAAAAAGATTTAAAGATAAGATAATTTAATCCTTAAATATTTTTGTAAGGATTTAAAAATAATCTATTTATAAATATCCTAAATAAATCATTTATAAATTCACAAAAATAATTAAAACAATCTATTTATAATTTGCTAATAAATTTAAATAATTTTTTTATAATTTGCTAAATAAATAATACAATCTATTTATAAATTCGCAAAAATAGATAAATAATCTTTTTTTTTATAATTCACAAAATAAATAAAACAATCTTTTTATAAATTCACAAAAATATCCTTTATAATTTGTTAATAACTTATAAATATTCTAAACAATTCTTCCAAAAAAAGATTTAAAAATAAGATAATTTAATCTTTAAATCTTTTTATAAATTCGCCAAATAAATTAAAATAATCTATTTATAATTTCACAAAAATAATTAAAATAATCATTTATAAATTCACAAAAATAATTAAAACAAACTATTTATAAATTTGCAAAAATAATTAAAATAATCATTTATAAATTTGCAAAAATAATTAAAATAATCATTTATAAATATCCTAAATAAATAAAACAATCTATTTATAAATTCACAAAATAATTCTTCCAAAAAAAGATTTAAAAATAAGATAATTTAATCCTTAAATATTTTCATAATTAATTCTTTATAAATCTCTCATATTTCATAATTAATTCTTTATAAATCTCTCATATTTCATAATTAATTCTTTATAAATCTCTCATAAATTT